TCTCTTTAATAAGTTTCTCCACATATGAGAACATCTTAAGTCCATTCTCTTCACAATAGTTCTTTAGTAGTTCATGTGTTATAGGTGTTATTTTCAAATTTTTAGTACGTTTCATAGTAATTTTTTAGATAAGTATACAAAAGTAAGAAAAAAGTCATACTAATTTTTTCTCTATAATGACAATTTAAAATTTTTCAAAAAAAACAGCATATTTATTATAAAACGAATTTAATAATAAAACACTAAAAAAATTAATTTAATGGCAGCTACAGACAGAATTTTTGTGAGTCCAGGTGTTTATACATCCGAAAAGGATTTAACATTCGTAACTAGACAAGTAGGTGTTACTTCGTTAGGACTTTTAGGTGAAACCCCAAAAGGACCAGCGTTTGAACCAGTATTTATTTCTAATTACGATGAGTTTATCAGTTATTTTGGAGGTTTAGACCCAGAAAAGTTTAAAGGAACTGGATTCCACAAATACGAATTAAACTACATTGCTAAATCTTATTTATCACAAACTAATCAATTATACGTAAGTAGAGTTTTAGGTTTGTCAGGTTACAAAGCAGGAAACGCTTGGGCAATAACAATGGTATCCGCAGAAGACCCTGACACAGTAGGTATTTCTAATACTACATCAGGAACGTTACTTACTTACTCGGCTACTACAGGTGGTACACCGATATCTTTATCATTTAGTGACGCTAATTTACAAGCGTTATATAATGATGGACAATTATCAACAACGTTTAACACTATTGGATTATTATCTACAGGTGAAACATTATCAATCACAAGTCCTGTTTATGTTAAAACTGGATGTGATTTCTCAGGAGCTACTTTCGATATGACTGTTATCGCTAAAGGAACTACAGGTGGTGGAATCATTACAGGTGTTACTTCAGGTACAGTTGTTTCTTATTCAGCTACATGTTTTTCTGAATTAGATGGTAGTGTGGTAGCGACTTTAAGATCAAGAGGTGAATATGACGCTAATGAACAATTAATTTTTGATGTAACAGGAGTTACTGATACATTAATGGTTAATACAACTTCTATTGAAGGTAATCCATTGGGTTCATTTAATATTAGTGGTACAGCTAGTAACAACGTATCATTTAACTATGAAGTATCTATGGATAGAACTAAGAAAAATTACATTCAAAGTGTATTAGGTAGTTCAACTAGAGATAAAGACACACAATTATTTGTTGAGGAAGTTTATACAAACGCTTTAGAAGATTTAATTTCTGAATCAAAAGTAAGAGGATTAGAAACTTCATTTGTAAATATTGGTTCAACAACTACAAATAATTTAAATAACTACCAAGAACAATGGAAGTCAGCTTCTTCTCCTTGGGTTCTTTCAGAATTAAAAGGTACAGGAAGTGGATCAACGTTACAAAGATTATTTAGATTTGTTACTATTTCTGATGGTAACTCAGCTAACGAAGATGTAAAATTCTCAATCTTAAACATTCAACCAGATTCTAAAACTTTCGATTTAATTATTAGAAAATTCAATGATACTGACGCTAATCTTAATGTTGTTGAGAAATTCTCTAACATTACTTTAGATAGTACACAAAGTGGATTTATCGGAAGAAAAATTGGTACAACTGATGGTGAATATCCATTAAGAAGTAAATACATTATGGTTGAACTTTATGATTCAAATGATCCTGATTTAGCTAACCATTTCCCAGCTGGTTTTGAGGGTGTTGTAAATAGAACATATGTTGGTTCTAATAGAACAGCTTTACCACCACAAATTTCTTATAAAACAAGATACACAGATTTCAATACATCTAAATTAAGAAAAGTATATTTAGGTTTAAATACTAATATAGGAGTTGATCAAGATTTCTTTGACTATAAAGGTTTAAACGCTATTAATAGTGGAGAATGGACAGGAAAAACTGATGGATTCCATATGGATGTTAACGCTAATGGTGCTTTAGTTGAATTAGGTAATAATAGTTATGTACCTACTTTACAAGTTGGTATTTCAGCTTTCACATCAAATTCATCTTTAGCTGGTGGACCTTATGAAAATTTATCTTCAAGAAAATTCACATTCGCTCCTTTCGGTGGATATGATGGATGGGATGAATATAGAAATCAAAGAACTAATAAAGATACTTTTACTAAAACAGGTAATAAAGGAGCTTTAGGATTAACTAATGGTACTTTTTCTACTTATGTAACAAGTGAAGGTGATGAAGGTATTACTTCTGATTACTACGCATTCTTAGAGGGTATTTATACTATGAATAACCCTGAAGCTGTAAACATTAACGTATTCGCAACACCAGGATTAGATTTAAGAGATCAACCAGGATTGATTGAAAACGCAGTTGACATGGTTGAACAAGATAGAGCGGATTCACTTTATATTGTATCTACTCCTGATACAGATTCTGATGGTTTACCACTTTCATCAGATGAGGCGGTATCAATCTTAGAAGATTCAGGAATCGATAGTAACTACTCAGCTACATACTGGCCTTGGTTACAGATGAATGATACAGAAAACAATAGATATGTGTGGTTACCACCAACATTAGAAGTTGTAAGAAACATCGCACTTACTGATAACGTAGCTTTCCCTTGGTTCGCAGCAGCTGGTTACAATAGAGGTACTACAAACGCAATTAAAGCGAGAGTTAAACTTAAATTGGATGATAGAGATACTTTATATGAAGGAAGAATAAATCCAATGGCTACATTCTCAGATGTTGGTGTTGTTATCTTTGGTAATAAAACATTACAATCAAAAGAATCAGCTCTTAATAGAATCAACGTAAGAAGATTGTTATTACAAGCTAGAAAATTAATTTCAGCTGTTTCTGTAAGATTATTGTTTGAACAAAATGATGAAGTAGTAAGAAATCAATTCTTAAGTTTAGTTAACCCAATCTTAGACAATATTAGAAAAGAAAGAGGTTTAACAGACTTTAGAGTTTCATTGTATGATACACCAGAATCAATTGATAGAAATGAATTAAATGGTAAGATTTTTATCAAACCAACAAGATCATTAGAATTTATCAGTATAGAATTCAATATTACTAACACAGGAGCTAGTTTTGATGATATCTAAATAAAGATGGGGAGATTTTATCTCCCCATTATATTTAATCAATAAGAGATGAAAATTAAAAAGAATGGAAAAGTTATTAATCTAACTGAATCAGAAATTAAAAAAATGATTAAATGGTTAGATGATAAAAATAAAAAAACATTAAACGAACAAGTAGATACTAAGACATTGTGGAAATCGATTCCTAAAGATACGACTATATTCGTATCTAATACTAATTTAGTTGTAAAATCTGATAAGAATAAAGTTTACGCTAACTATTATGTTAATCATAATCAAATTGGGGAAATGGAAGTAACAAAAGTAAATTTTGATAAAAGTTCAGGTTACTTAGAATTAACATTATTAATTCCTTATGGAAAAGGAGCTTTTGTAAAACCTAAAATAGATGATCCTAATAATCAAGCGAAAATGAGTAAAGCGGGAATCTACGCCCAACATATTAAGGGTTCGGGTTTTACGGCTAATGATAAATTATACTTAAAAGTTGATTTAAATAAAAATGAAAAAGCTCTTAAAGCTATCCTTAACGCTACAGAACAATATAGATATATTGATCTTGGTGAAGGATTTACATTAAAAAAAGGATAATTTTTTTATATGAGACATATCATTAAAAAGGTTTTAAAAGAAGAAGTCGAAAAAAAAGGAAAAGACATATGTAACATTTTAACTGTGGATACATATGAGGAAGGGATAAAACTTTTAGAAGGTTATATGGGTACTATGAAAGAAAATCCAGAAAAATGGGATAGTATTAAAAAACCATTAAAAATGTGGAAAGAAGCTTCAGATGAAATCAAAAAAGAGATTGATGAAGATGGAATGTCAGGTGATTCTGAGGTTGATGAATCAGATACTTGGTGGTCAGCCATACAAACAACATTATGTAAATAATTTAAAAAAGAGGTAAATATACCTCTTTTTTTATTTTAAAGAATATACAATATTCCCACAATCATAAATTTTATTAAATCCTAATAATTATTAATTAAAAAAAAATTTTTTTATACTACTTTTTCAATATTGTGATATTTATTAATAAAGTTAGGTAAATAAACAATACTAATAATAATAATAATAATAAATAGAAAAAAAATTTAAAAAATGGCAGACTTACTTATGCGCATGCCCGTACCATATGAACCATTAAGAAAGAATAGGTTTATTTTAAGGTTTCCTGATGAATTAGGAATCCAAGAATGGTGGGTATCTACAGCTTCTAGACCAAAATATACTAGTGACGAAGTATCTATCCCTTTCTTAAACACTGAAACTTATGTTATCGGTAGATTTAGATGGGAATCTATGTCAGTTACTTTTAGAGATCCAATTGGACCTTCAGCGACACAAGCTCTTATGGAGTGGGTTCGTTTACATTCTGAATCAGTAACAGGTAGACAAGGATACGCTGCTGGATATAAGAAAGACGTGGAATTAGAGATGTTAGATCCTTCAGGTGTAGTAGTTCAAAAATGGATATTACAAGGAACACAATTAAATGATGTCGATTTCGGAAGTTTAGATTATGGTTCATCAGATTTAGCGGATATTTCAGCAACGCTTAGATTTGATAGAGCAATAAATGTTTTCTGATATTTATTTTCGTATAACCTTATATTCCTGATATTTTAAAAATATCTTATCATATTCCCTTTTACATATATTTTTTTATGTAAAAGGGTTTTTCTTGTTATTTATTTTTTTATTTATTTTTTTATTTATTTTTTTATATTTATAAATAAAAGAATTTTTATGAAAAATATTAATGAACAAATTAATAGAATTAAATCACTTTTTACTGAGGAAAGACTTTTTGGTAATTTAGTTGAGGAAAGTCCGAGTTTAGAAATAATAAAAAATTATAATGAAAAAGGGAATTTAATTAAAGAAAGTGTTATAATTCCATATTCACAAATCGCTACATATAATCCTGGTTCATCTGATCCTTCATCATTTATTAAAGAGTTTGTTGAAAATTTAATTAAAAAAATAGATTCAACACCTGAAGGTAAAAAAATGAGAGAGAGTGGACAAATGGTATTATTAAGGGGTACTTTTATGGGGAGCGCTAGTAACTCTTGGGGTAAAGTAAAAACAGGTTATGATATTGAAAATGATATGAAGACAAAAACTAAACCTTCTGAAACGGAATATTATACTAAAAATCTTAATTTGGCTTTGAATAGGGCTATAATTTTTGAACAAAATTTATGGACACTTTTAGAAAAATATAAAATTAAAAAAATAGAAAATGTATCGGTAATTAAAACAACATCGGTTGTGGTTAATACGGGTGGTGTAAATGATAATGTAAGAGACGTGGCTAAATTCCCAAATCCTGGACAAAAAATGAAAGTAAAATTGTAAAAAAAACAGATACTATACTACCAGAAACTCCTGAAGATATTTTACCAAATATGATTTTAACAGGATCTTACTTTTGTAATGGTAAAAATTCACAAGGAAAACCATCTAATACTGATACTTATGTTGAACAATGTAAAGAACTTCCACAAAATTTAAAAGATGGGAAACATATTTCATCTTGGGAAATTAAATGGAATACTAATGTTATTAAAAACGCTTATACAGTTCCTGTTTATAGATGGAATTTTTATTGGGATAAAAATGGTAAAATAACTAAAATTGTTGGTCAACAATATAATAACGATACAAAATATCCAATTAATAAATCGTTTCCACCATCTAATGATATACCAAAAAATGATCCAATGATGATATCTTTAATGGGTATAAATCAAAATGTTAAAGATGGGGGTACGTTATATAAAAATTTTATTAAACCTTTTATTTAATAATATCCAAGTGAAATAAAATTTACAGTTGTATAAATTTTACCACTTTTAGATTTTTTAGAAGAACATGATATTACACTTTTATTTTCAACATATGGTAATTCAATGATGGATTTATGTTTTGGTGAATTCATCCAAGAGTTAAATATCTTATTAGTCATAATTTCATAAGTTTCATATGAATCAGTAGATTTACAAATGATTTCACCATTTTGTGTAAACCCAACAAATTCTGGATTTTCTATACCACATTTACCATTTGTTATTTTATAAAGTTCGTTATATAAATTTCTATATAATACTAAATTTGTCGCTAATGGTGGCATATGAAACGCACTATCTTTTTTCGCATTCGCTGTAGAAGTTTTAACAGACGCATTAACACGTAAAGTTTCAGAAAAAACTAATTCAGATAACTTTTTAGTTTTTCTGTAGTCATTAATTTTTTGTAATACCATTTTTTCCAATAACGTATAATTGAAATTATTAGTATCAATAATTTGACTTTTCACTAATCCACTAACAAATAAAACTAAAATTAACAATAACTTTTTCATAACCTTACGTTTTTATAATACTAATATATAAATTATTTTTCATATACAAAATTTTTATAGTTATTTTTTTTTATAACTATTAAAAATATTCACATTAATCCCTTTATTAATAATACCATATAATTGATATTTTTTTATTTAATAATATATTTATAAATAAACAATTTTTATGAAAAATATTAATGAACAAATTAATAGAATTAAATCACTTTTCAGTGAAGAAAGACTTTTTGGGAATTTAGTTGAAGAAGAAGACAAATCAAAAAAGGAAACAAAGTGTCTTGAAGGTGATTGTGAGAATGGTAAAGGGAAAAAACAATATTTCGGTAAACTTCAAGGTACGTATGATGGTGAGTTTAAAAGTGGTTTACGTAATGGTGAAGGTAAATGGGTATATGATGATGGTAGATATTATATAGGTTCATTTAAAGACGATACATTTGATGGTAAAGGTATATTTTATGATAAAGATGGTTCTATACATTTTGAAGGGATTTTTAAAAAAAATGGATATTATGAAGGTAAAGGTAAAATAGGACCAAATGGTGAATATCGTGTAATTACTGGTGGTGAAAGTAAGGATGATAAAAAGAAAAAAATAAACTTATTCGGTAAAAAAAATGAGAACGATGAACTTAAAAAAAGTGAATCGGGATGTAAAAGAATAATGGATAGATACGTAAGACTTTTTGAAAAAGATCCAGATTATTTGGGTGACGTTATAAAGAATAAGGGATTAAAAGATAGTGTTTTTAATTATATTGATTATTGTAATACAAATTATGGATATCAATTTTCAGGGAATAAAAATATTTTAAGATTCTTAAGAAAACTAGGTATCGAACCAAAATTAGATTTACCTGAAAAAACAGATAAAAAAGTATCATTACCAATAGTTGATGAGAAAAATAATAAATGGGGTACATTAAAAAGAGAAAAAACTTTTGAATATAGTATCAAAGGTGAGGATGGTGTATTAATTATAGATAGAGGTACATTAAATAATGATGAACTATTTACTGATTCATTATATTATGATCTTGTCTCATTTAATCCAGACTATAAAGATTATGGTATTGAGGATATTTTAAAAAGTATTACCATTTTAGATAAAGATGAAAATTCTAAAAAACAATATATCAGATTTAAAATAGATATTTAAAAATATGAAATTAATTATCAATGAAACACAATATGAACGTATTTTCATAAATGAACAAAAAACCTATAAAAAAAATGGTTACATCTATGTGGAATATAAGGGGTATAAATACATATATCAACCTAATATTAACTCATGGTCTGAAGTAAGTCGTTATGATAGTAGTTTATCAGATGTTACAGATAAAGATTTAATTAAACAATTAATTAATATCTATAAAAATTCTACTTTTTATAAAAAACCTGTTAATTGGGTTGATACTGAAGAAGGTAAAAGAACTTTATCAGACTTAAGTAAAAAAGGTATTAAATTAGGGAACACACCTAAAAGTACGAATCACGCGTACGCTTTGGCGACAATAGAATCAATGGAAAAAATTACCACTTTAATTTCTAATAAGATTAGTGGTACTAATTGGGACAAATATTCTATATGTGTTAAAAAAGTTAATGGTAGTTGTTTACTAGATAGATACGCTAATTTTGATACATTTAATATAGAAATGTCTAAAACTGTTAATTCATATCTTGAAAATGTAGAGGGTTTAAAACCACCTTTTTTTATGATTTTAGAGAACTTCTATTTCGATTCAGGTAAAATAGTGGAAGACTTAAATAAATCGTTTAAATACGATAAAAACGCTTATAAATCTGAATTATTCCCTGATGGTTGGTGGAACTGGTTTACAACTTATTTTGGAACTGATAACTATAGTAATATAGTAAATAATATTAAAAAAATTGATACTATAAATTTACCTAAAGTTACTAGTAAAGTTAAAGTTAAAGTAGAAGATACTACATCTTTATTAGAATATCTTGGTGAATGTTTTATCGATTACCATTGCGCTATGGATGTTGCGTCAATAGCTGTTTTAGCGATTCCAGCTGTTGGACCAATAGTTAGTATGGGATTAGATTTTATTAATGCTGCAGCTTATGGTGTTGAAGCATCTTATACTAAAACTAGTGAAGATAGAAACGCTAAGTTATTGGCTGGTGGTTTAACATTGTTAGGTGGAATTTTTGGTGGTGGTTTTGGACAAACAAGACGTTTATTAAAAACAGCTGAAAAAAATCCTAAAATTTATAGTTACGTAGAAGAAGTTCTTGATAAAACAGAAAAAGAATTACCACAATTTAAAAACTTAAAAGATGCATCTAAAGATGAAAAATTAATGGAGATTTATGGTGATTTGTCTAAAAAATATGATTTAAATAATAATGAAATTTTAGTTGCTCATAGTATAATAAAAGATTTTAGTAAGATAGATATTAATTCCGCTAAAAATTATGCAAATGCTTTAAATAAAATCGATAAAAAAATAGGAAGAGCTAATTTATTGAGAATTGCGAATGAACCATCTTTTATCAAATATGTAAATAAAAATAATGGTGATGTTGTAAAAGCACTTTATGAATATAGTAAAGTAAGTGCTGGGAAAGAATTTTTAACTGAAGTTGGTTTATTTATTGCTTTAACAGAATTGATGGAAGATCCTATAGTAAAAAAATGGTTAGGTGAAGCTTATAGTAAAATAAAATACTTAGGTAGAGAAGATGTTAGAGGATTAATAGAAAAAGAAGGTTTTGATTGGAAAAATATTAAATCAATATTTGGTTCAGATGGTAGTGTTAAGGATAATGATTTATTGAAAAAAGCTTGGTTAAAAGGTTGGAGACCTTCTGAAGATATAGTTAAAACTGTTGATTGGTTAAAAAATAATCCTGAATTACAAACAAGTACATTTAAAAAACAATTCGAAAAATTTGATGATGGGTATGGTGAAAATGTGGTAAGAAAATTATCACCTAAAAATCCTAAAGAAAAAGAAGAAGGTGTACAATATTATGATAGTCAAAAAATAATTGACGCATTAGAAAATATGGATGATACTATCACAGATGATGAGCTTGATTCAGCATTTAATGTTTTAAATACATACGATTAAATATGAATACAGATGAGATTTTAAAAATAAGAAAAAAGTTATTAGATTATAATAAATTTATATTAGAATATGGTTTTAATCCAGATCAAGATATATTTATTAAAAAGGATTTAGAAGATTTTCTGAAAATATTAGAAGAAAAAGAAAAAGAATTAAATGATGAAAAACAATCTAATTAAAGAGACAAATAAAATAAAAGAACTTATCACCTTATTAGAAAGTAATGATCAGGAATGTGTTGATCAATTAAAAAATAGTGGTTATAAAGTTCTATCACCTGATGAACAAAGAACTGATTCTAGTTCTTGTGAATCAGATACTAATTTAAAGTGTGTTATTGATTATTTAAAAACTAAAAATCTATCATACAAAGTTGGTAAACATTCGGGTAATTGTTATGTCATATATAAAGGGGGACAAACAGTAACTTATTTCGGTAAAAGCTGGTTTAAAGATAATATCACATTTTGGTCTAATGGTACTATAAGTTATATTGGTACATTTTCTAATTTACAAAAATTAGCGGATGGTAGAGAAGTATTTCAAGTTATGTATGAAGGGAATTATACGTGTAGTAGTAATGCTGTAACATTTAATAATATGGTTTATTCATCAATTTTTGCGAATGGTGAAACAAATAAAAAAATAAGTGGGGTTACTTTTGAATTGAAAAATAGTGATGGTACATCAACAGGTGTTAGAGTCGATCAAATAATAACAGGTAGTAGTGGAAGATTAGAAGATTTAATATAGAAAAAAATGAAAAAAAAAATTAACAATTTAAACGAACAAGTTTTAAGAATAAAATCATTATTTAATGATGAAAGATTATATGGTAATCTTAATGATAAAGAAATAGTTTCTGAACAAAGAAAACTTTTTAATAATATTTCAGATGCTTTTAACATTAAATTAAAAAGTTTTGATGAACTTGGTAATTTTAATAAATTTATAAATTCAGAAATAAATGATGTTGATGATATCATTAGAAATGTGGATCAATATGAAGATTTATGGAAAAGATTATTACCTAAAGTTGATTTTGTTAAATTAAAAAGAAATTTAGATTCTTTTAATTCTGTTTATAAGAAAGGAAATTTAAATAAAATATCTGAAGATGTATTCTTACAAAAAGTTTTAAATGCTTTTCCTGAAAAAGGTGGTATGAGAGATGTAGTTTTAGATATGTGGTTAGAAGCTAATGGTAGATCAAGAAATCTTCCATCTGTATCTCAAAATAAAATAGCTAAATTTGATCCTTCTACAGGTGAATTAGTGATAGGTACTAAAGAGAGAGGTGTTGTTACCTTTAAAAATAAAGAAGGAAAGGTAACTGTAGTTGAAAAAGATCCTAATTATAAACCTGATGAAGATACTTTTGATACTAAAGGTGGTGAAGATACATCTAAAAAAGAAGATTTTGAAGATGTTGATTATGAAGAAATAATCGATGTTAAAGAAGGTACACCTTTTGATAATTTAGATGGTAAAAAAGTTAGTTTAGATGAAGAATTAATAGATTCGTTAGATGATAAAATAAAAGAAGGTACTGAATCAGGAAATTTTGTTAAATTTACTATTATAGGTGAGGGTGAAGAAGGTATTAAAGCTGCTAAAGAAATGATGGATACTATCACTAAAGGTAAATCAGAGTCTGCTTATTTTACACCAAATAATCCAGCTGAGACAATGATTGACAATTCTACCGCATCTGAAGAAGTTAAAAATCAATTAAAAAAATCAGGTTTACTAAAAAAACTTTTTACAGAATACCCTACTAAATATGTATTAAACCCTACTACGTATTTACCAAAAGAAGAATTTTTAAAAGATGCTAATAGTAGATGGAATAGAAGAGGGTGGCAAGTACTTTTTAGAGTTGGTTTAGATTTATCTTTGTACGAGTATTTAACAACACCTGAAGATTCTACATTTATTAGACACGCTACTACTGATTTTTATAAATTAACCAATTATTTAATTAAATCATCAAATGTAGAAAATGTACCAGCTGAGTTTGTAAAAGGTATTTGTGATGGTATAGAAGATACAACTAAATCAAAACAATTTTGTTTTAAATTAAAACAAACTTTAAAAAATAAAATAAATACAAATTTTAAATCTAAGATAGAAGATGAAAATATTTGTTCTGATTTATTAAAAAATAATAATGATGTTATTATTAAACAACTAGTTGATCAAACAACAGAAGAGGCTAAATCTGAAATAATTAAATCATTCGAAAATAAACTTAAAAGTTCTAAATTATTTTCTTTAGAAAGTGAAATTGAAAAAGTTTCTAACTTTTTCCTTACAAATGATACTGAAAATGAAGAAATAAATAATTTAAAATTACAAATGTTAACGGAATTAGAGAAAAAAAGAATTTCTTGTATCGCTGAAGAAGCTAAGGAAAATGCTCTTAAAGAACAAGGTTTAAAAGAAGTAGAAGTAACAGTTGTACCTTCAGATATTGAACAGGGAATTAAAAAAGAATTAGATTTAGGTGGTGAAGGAAAATCATCTAGTGGTGAAGAAAATTCATCAGGTGGGAAAGTAAAAGTGAATAAAAATTTTTAAAAAATTTACTTTAAATTAATAGATAATATATTTGTTTTATGAATGATCAAAGTTTTATGAGTCCAAATTTTGTACCTGATGAGTACAAAGTACCTTTTGATGTGATAGAGTTACCATCACAAGGTTTATTATATAAAAATAAAAAAGCATCAGTGAAGGTCGAATACTTAACAGCTTTCGATGAAAATATTTTAACATCACCAAACCTTTTAAATAATGGTAAGGTATTAGATGTTTTAATTGAAAGAAAAGTTAAAGATTTAGGTTTTGACCCAAAAGAATTATTAAATGGTGATAGAATCGCTATTTTATTATATTTAAGAACCACTGGTTTAGGTAATGAATACAACCAGATGGTTTTTAATAAAGATAGTGAACTAGTAGAAGGTATCATAGATTTAACAACGTTAAAAACGAAAAAATTAGAGGTAAATCCTGATGAAAACAATGAATTTGATTTTATATTACCAAGTTCTAATAAAAAAATTAAATTTAGATTATTAACGGCTAAAGATGACGATGAAATTAATGAAATCGATAAAAAGGCGTTAGAGAAAAATAAAGGTGTTTCTACATTACAAACTTTACGTTTAGAAAGAAGTATAATGGAGATAGATGGTGAACGTGATAAAATGAAAATTTCACACACCATTAAAATGTTAAATTTAATTGATGTAAGAAAATTAAATAAATACATTACCGATATCGAACCAGGAATTGATTTTAAAACAGTAGCTAGGACTCAAGGGGGAGAGTCCATAGATTGCTTTCTTAGAATGGGGAGGTCTTTTTGGTATCCTGAAATATAGTAATTTCTACCAAAATTTATTAAACGAACAATTATTTTTAATTACGAAGGGATTTTCATACAATGATGTGATGATGTTACCTTCACATGTCCGTAAATATTATATAAACTATTTTTCACCAAGAGAAGAATAATTTTTAATCATTTTATATTTATATATAAATAATATAATATGAATTTTCTTAATAAAATAAATCAATATAATGGTATAATAGGTGATATTAATACACAAATTAGGGATATCTTAAATGAAGATATTGGTGATGATATTTTAGAACTTAGAAAGGATATACGAAATCTACAAAAACGTTTTGACGTTCCAAATAAAATTTTTAAATATATAGAAATTGAATTTAAGGAAAAATATGAATTAGATTTACCAAAATATGGTTTAGAAAATTTTAATAGGAATTTATTAGGAAGAATGTATTTTACAGTTGATAATGTTAATGAAGAATTAAAATATATCGATGTAAGAACTAATAGTTTTCCTGATTCATTTAAATTACGTATTTTTTATAGGTATCTTGAAATTAATAAATCACAAAGAGGTAAAGCTCAATTAATTTATAAGAGTGGTTCTAAAAAATCAGAAGGACCTAAAGAAACAATAATGTTTGAAATAAAAAAATTAAAATGATTTTTACTAAAGAAATATTGAATGATATTAATAAACAAGTGGAAAATATCGAAAAAAAACTTAAACTTATTTATGAAAAAAATAAGTCTGATTTAAAGGATGATAAAAAGAAAAAAAAATAACTTTATATGTCTTGTAGTGACGCGTTTAAAAAAATAGAAGATGGTACTGCTAACACATCC